TTCCCATCACCCGCTCCAGATCACCCTGCCAAGCCCCTGAAATGCCTAGCGTTTCGGGGGCTTTGCTTTTTAGGGATCGGAAACGTGTCGAAAAAGTGTCGATAATGCATCCGTAGCCATCGCGAAAAGGAATCCCCACATGCATTACCTTTGCGGCAAACAGATAAAGATCGGCGATGCAGTCTTAATTGAATCCGGCCAAACAACTGGAACCGTTGAGGCAATAATCGTCACAGCCGAAGACATGAACCAATGGCAAGTCAACGAGCCAGGAATTCTCGTTAAAGCAGACCCGTTTGGCCTTGTATTCTGGCCACAGAGCGATCCCGACCCTGTGCTATTGCAGCCTACCCAACACGGATAACGTTAAGCGGATTCAATTTCACAGCTTCGGATAGATGCTCTTCCGATAGATGCGCATATCGCATCGTCATCGATAACGAGGCGTGCCCCAGGATGTGCTGCAACGTCACGATGTGCCCGCCGTTCATGATGAAGTGACTGGCGAACGTATGGCGCAGTACGTGGCTGGCCTGCCCCTTCGGCAGCTTGATCGAGGTCGACAGCAGCACCAGGCGGAACACGCCAAGGCAGTTCGTGAACGGCCCGTGGGTCTGCCAATGCCGGCGAATGTCGGCGGCCAATTCTTCCGAGATCGGCACCGAGCGCACACGCTTGGACTTGGTGTTAGCGAAGATCACCGTATTACCTTTCAGACGTTCCGGCGTCAGCGCCTGAGCCTCACCCCATCGAGCCCCTGTCGCGAGGCAGATACGAGCAACCATCTTCGGATGTGGCGACGTGGTGCGCGCATCCAGGGCCGTAAGCAGTTCGGACACCTGATGCTTGGTCAGGTACGACAGCGGTCTTTCCTGAAGCTTGAGCGGCCGCATGCGCCCTACCGGATTCTCATAGTCAATGACGCCGAGTTGACGCAATTCGTTGTACATGGACTTGAGGTAGCCAAGACGGTTATTCGCGGTCTTGCCCGACATGCCATTGGCTATCTGTCGGCTACGCAACCGAGCCACTTTCGCAGGCTCCAGGGAGACAGCGACCGGGTCGCCCAGGTCCTTTGCCACCAACCGCAGAATCGCCACGCAACGATGCCCGTTGCTCAGGGTCTGGCCGTGCAGTTCATACCAGAGTTCGACCAACTCCGAGAGACGCCGACGGTCCTTCGGCTTGAGCGTCCAGCAGGGGTTTTCCGCACACTTCTGACGCGCGGTGGCCTCGAATTGCTGCGCCTCCATCTTGGTCTTGAACCGCTTGCGAAAGCGCTTGCCCTTGATCGGTTCGACATCGACGAACCAACGGCCATCGGGGAGCTTGGTGATCGACATTAGACGGCATACCCCCGCCGCAGATACCGATCACACATCAGCTTGTGTATGTGCCTTTCCAGATCGCGACGAGTCCAACCCTTGGCGAGATAGTGGTCTTCGATAACGTGCCAGAACTCCAGTTTGCGGGCGGACTCAATAGCCTTTTTTGCAGGGATGCGCTCCCGCGCAATCAGGCTGATGAACTGACCGAGGAACATCTCGCAGTTACGCCCACTGAAGCCCTTGGCGGTCTTGTAGTAGCGCCGATACTCGGTGCGCTCGATCAGCGGATCGCACTCGACCTGGACGCGGGCGTCCTGGCTGATCAGGCTCCAGAACGGATCGTAGACCGCCGTCCGGCTCAGCAGCTTGAAGCTTTCGCAGGCGTAGTTCCACAGTCCTTGCAGATGCGGGCAGAGGCCCTCATAGGTGCGGCAGCCAATGACCTCCCCGGAGGCCATACGCGAGCCTTCGGAGAATTGCTGGACGATGGAGTGGTGGAAACGGAATTCGAGCCGCCAGACCGTTTCCAGGGGGTTATAGGCCGGGTCGCCATCGCCGAACGGATCCCCGTTCAGGGTGGCCCACACGCTTTCCCAATAGTCGAGCTTGTCGGTGGCCCGAGCCTGGAGGGTCTTGTTATAGATCGACAGTTGCAGACCGTTGGCCGAGCCGAACATGTACGTCTCGCCACGCCCGTAGACCGAGGCGTTGCCGTCGAACTCGATCCGCTCGATCCCGCTGATCTGGCGCACCCGACGCGAGCGACAATGCATGCGATCCACCAGATCGCGAGGCGGTTTCCAGCCTTGTACGTCCAGGGCGATATGCACAGCGGCTTGGTTGGTTTCGCAGTGACTCAGCACGGCAGCGGCCAAATCATCCAGCACGCCCTGGAGGATGCGCGGATCGGCGCCATCGAGGGCGTGAGGCGATACCTCGATCTTGAGGTGCGAGCCAATGGTGTCGACCTTGATGTTGTGATTCTTGATTAGCAGGATCAGACCCATTTCAGCGTTCTGCAGGCGGTACTGATAGCCGGAGTCGCGACCGATACGGCCCTTGGACCATTCGTAGCCGGCGAACTCGACCACATCCACCGACAGGTCAAACAGCGCCATGACTTCCGGCCGGAGCTTGCCGTTGTACAACTGCCGCACCGTATCCACGCCGCAACGCAGAATGCGCACGCCTGACAGATCGGTGAATTGAGCCGTGGTGTCGTCGAAGAACAACCGCCCTTTCGGGCTTTCCAAGACCTGACCGTCCGACTCGATACTGACGCGAATTTGATGGCTGATTTTCTTCATCTTTAACGATCCAAATTGGTACGAATTGAAACCGCAATAGGTGGCTTATCTGACGTGTTACAGGGGCGTCGGCCGCGCCTTCGGCCTATCGCTCATGCCTTGCGCTCCCGGCCGGCGGCGCGGCCCGCCCCTCATGGCGGCACCCCTACCGCCGCTAGCGCCGTCATCACCGTCCACCAGTGATGCAGCGCCCAGCCCATCGCCACCGGAACGAGGAATTCCCAATCGATCATTTGTGCCTCCAGGGGCGCGAGGCGTATTCGGAATCGGGGACGATGGTCAGCGACGACTGACCCCTGGCCGGTGCGTCTGCGGAGGCGGCAACAGGCGCTGCCGGAGCGATGCTGGCCACCGCGCCGGCCTGCCTCCCGGCACAGGTGACGGTCTGTTTCCAGTCCTCATAGCGAAGCTCTACGACGCACTCGCCCTTGGGCGTCACCCGGTAGCCGGAGCCGATCAGTTGCCAGCTAGTCAGTTCCAGGCGCCGGCCCGTGGGATCGTCCAGGGCGAACATGTAGATATCGCCCCGCGACTTGCGGTAGGCGTGGGCAAGGATGGAGATCCGCCGATCGGCGAAGGGATGGGCGTTCAGATCAACAGGCGCAGCAGCAGGCCCATCAGGTACAAGCCCAGGAGGAAGAAAGCTATTCGCAGCAGGACGCGCTGGAGCAGCCACAGCAGCGGGCGCAGCAGGGGCTTGAGCAGGGTCGCCAGGAGCGTCGGCAGGTGTCGCAGCAGCCGGACCGCCAATCGTGCGCAGAGGCCCCATATACCAGACAAAGCCAATAGTGCCGGCCAGCAATGCCAGTAGAAGAACCAGCTTAGGCGACCGGAAGAGGCTCTTGCCGGCCTTGGTGTCCTGGGTCTTGCCGGTGGCCGTGGACTGGTAGAGGGCGAAGGTCTGCTTTCGGATCCGCTTGTACTCGATGATGGTGCCATCGGCGGGCGGACGGTTGAGTTGGGCGTCATGCTGGGCCTCCTTGTAGCGGCCAGGGATGCCGATCACCGCGAGGTTGGAATGCTTGTAGGCCATCTCGCAGGTCATGCGGATGTCGTCGCGGATGTAGGAGATGTTCGGCGTGGTGAGGACAATGTCCCAGTTGAAATGCCGATGCCGGGTCCAGGCGTCGAGCCAGCCCATGGGGCGGTCGGCCGCGTGGGCCGCTTCCGGTCCACCGGGGTAGTCGAAGCGCTCGAGGTCTTTTTCCCGCCAGGACTTGGGAAACAGCAGTTGGGTTTCGTCGAAGATCAGGAAGGCCCCGCGGGGCGCCCACTGGAACCACGTGCGCATCTTTTCGAGGTCTTCCAGCGACTCCAGATCGAGGTTGATGATTTCCGCCGTGTTGGGCAGGTCCGGGAAGACCTGATAGGCCCGCTCCAGGGTGAAGCCGCGCACGTTGGTGATGATCACCCGCCCGTCTTTCAGCGCGGGCACGGCGTCATCCTGGATCGCGCCGGAGGTCTTGTAGGAGCCATTGGGGCCGTGGTGGATCTTGATCGACACGGATCACCTCCCAATGAACGGCACGAAGCGCATGCAGAAGCGCGTCGCCGCCGCGACCATGATGATGTTCAGCGCCTGCGGCACGCCGAAGAAGGCCAGACCCGCCGCAATCGGCCCCGGCAGCGCGGCATACATGCTGCGGATCATCTGCGGCACGCCAAGGCTGTCGATCAGTTCGCGAGCGGCGGTGTAGCTGACATCGATCAGCAGGATCAGGGTCTGGAGCGCGGCGTACATCGACGCCTTGGTGGCGACCACCAGGCCGTCGCGCACGAAGTCATAGATGCCTTGGGCGAAGAAATCCCAGATCCACTGGAAGAAGGCGATGATCTGATCGAGAAAACCGGAGAGCCATTCCATAGAGTCAGTCCTTCAGCAGAATGAGGGCGGCGATCAGCGCGGCCATCAGCAGCAGCGCCACGCGCAGGCTGGAGAGTTGGCCGGCGTAGTCGGAGATACAGAGGGAGTAGGACTTGTCCCAAATGGTCATGGGCTCGCAGGGCAGTTGCCCGCCGCCTTCCGCCAGGTTGAGGTCGAACGCGCCCTTCATCTGATCGACGTTGGCCTTCACCTTGGTCTTGAGTTCTTGCTTGGCTTCCTCGACCTTCTTTTCCCAGGTGGCGATAGCGTCATCCCAGGTGCCGGGCGTGGGTTCCTTGAGTTCGCCGCCGGGGCCTTCGGGGCCGGTGGAGCAGTTCTCTTTCGCCGGGTCGCAGGTGCCGTTGCCATCGCCGCCCGTGCCGCTGCCGTCACCGTCGCCGCTACCATCGCCCCCGCCGTTGCCGTCCCCTCCCCCGCTGCCGTCGCCGCCATTGCCGGTGCCGCCGTCGTTGCCGCCGCCGTTGTTGTTTCCACCGCCATCGCCATCGCCGCCGCCGTCGCCATCACCGCCCGGCTTGGTCGGGTCGGTTGGATCCGTGGGATCGGTCGGGGTCTTGACGCAGGTAGTCCCCGACCACGACCAGCCGGGCGGGCAGCCGGGGTCGTTCGGGTCGGAAGGATCGGTGTTCGGGGTGTCGGGCGGGTTCAGCGAGTCGCCGGTCTGCGCGAAGGTGTAGGAATCGGCACCGCAATTCTGTCCGGTGCCCTTGAGGATGTAATTGCAGAAGCCGGTCGTGGTGGAGCCTTTGACCAGATAGCAACTGGCCGGGCTGGGGTTGCCGCCGTACTCGCAGCTTTGATAACAGGCGCTCGGTGCGCCGCCGTCGCCCACATAGTTCCGCCCGCCCGAGGTGACAACAGGCGAGTCCGGGCCCTTGGCCGGAAACAGTTCGCCTTCCTTGCACTCTTCGGGTGGCGGCTTGCAGGCACCGTCGGCCGGATCGAGTTCTTGCTCTGGAGGACAGCTATCGCCAGTCAAGATGGCAGTCTTCGTCTCCCAAGTGATTCCACCAGTACCCGAAACACTGCACTGAACTTCCTTGTAGCTCAGTTTGTTGACTTTCTTTAGCCAGTTGGCCGACGTGTTATCGAAGTAGTACTGGCATGCCGCCGTATAGGATGGAAAGAAGGCCGTGGGATTTCCGGGGATGGAAATCTTCCATTGGTAGAAGTCCGCGCTCGCCAAGGAATGCCACAGCAACGAGACCAGCAGGCCCAGCAGCGGAAGAAGTCGGCCAAGGCCGGAACGTGCGTTGTTACTCATCCAGTCACCCATGAAAAAGCCCCCTGCCGGAAACTCCGGAGGGGGCTTCCGCCTCGGTCTGTTCGGTTAGAAGAATTCGCCGGTCCGGTACCCGGTGATGAAGGCGCCGGCGAAGAACGCCCCCAACCACACCGACCAGAGCACCCGTTACGCCTTGCGCAACATGCTGTAGATCAGGCCGGCGACGGCCAGGATCACCAAGGCGCCGACGATGTAGCCGCCAATGGCCTTCATATCGCCCTGGCCATCGGTGATCGCCGATTCCACCGCGCTGGTGTCGATCACCCCGGCGAAGGCCGGCAGCGAAGTCGCGGCAGTGACGGAACCGGCGATGCACAGGTTGCGGAACGAGGCGACCGGGCTGAACTTGGCGATGCGTTGCTTCATTGCTTTCATGGTGTTTCCTCTCTATTTGGCTTTACGAAGAAGTGACGCGACCCAGCCAATCAAAAGCCCCGTCACGAACGATCCCAGGACGCCAGCGGCACCGATGCCAAAGGCTTCCGGGGAGAAACCACCGTTGACCAGGATGTCCACGTATCCAGCGGCCTCAGGCGGAATCAGGTAGGCCTGTTGCCATGCGAGTTCACGACACGCCATGAAGCCCTCGGGGGTCGAGGTCCACGCGGTACACACCTGCACAGCGACAACGCCTGACATAGCGATCAGTCCTCAAACAGCCAGGGAGGCCGCTAGGCCATCGATCCAGCCCCAGGCGTAGCCGGTGGCCAGACCTACCGCGAACAGCGAGAGATAGCGGAGCATCGCGGCCTCCTACGGCTTACGCCTTGGCGTCCGGGGACTTGTCTTGTTTGTCCTGGCCCTGCGGCTGCTGGGCCGGGCGCGGAGCTTGGGCCTGTGCTTGCGGGCGGGCCGGGGCTTGGGCGGTCGGCGCCATCGGCTTGCCGCCCACGGCCAGCAGATCCACGAGGACTTGGGTATTGGTGATCCGGCCGAAACGGTCTTGGGTCGGACGGACCACGCTGGCGAACTTGCAGAGCACCGGCTGACCTTCGAAGACGATGGCGTCCAGCAGGGTCGGCTCGATGTTGTATTCGCTGATCTCGAAGCCCTTGGCGTTGCCACGGGCACCTTCCGGGATCGGGGCGATGGACTGGACCGAGGCGTAGATTTCCCCGGTCTTGGTCGAGGTGTAGGTGTCAGTCTTGGTGACCCACAGTTCGACGACGCCGCCTTGGGTTGCAAACATGTTCATCGGTGTTTCTCCTTCAATTCGCCTTTTTCGGCGTGAGTTGTCCCGCTGCTGCAAATTCGGCTGTTTCGCCTTCATTCAGCGGTGTTGGGTGAAAGTGATTTGTCGGGCGATCCCTTCGGGCCGGGCTCTATTCGCTAGCGAACCAAGCCAACCACGGGCGTTTGTCTCGGCCCATCCGGGTAACGATCCCTATCGCAACGTCGTCTCCGACGGCCAAGGGGAACGCTTCCCCTTGGAACCCGCAGAGCAACACCAAGGGCTCTGCCCTTGTCATCCCGCTCTTGCCGCCGAGGGCTCGGGAGCGCGGGGCGGAGAAGCTGCCCCACACTCCCAAGCGGAGGCTGTTTCAGGGGGGAGGCGTTCAAGGGTACGCTGCGCCCGTGCTTCCGTTCGCCGGAACGATGAAGCTGTTCCGACGAGCCGGGAGCGCGGCCCTTGACCGGATCGGCCACGGTGCGGGCGGCCTGGATCAGGCAGAGCAGGAGCAGCGCTTTCAGGGTGTTAGCGAGCATGGGTCAGCCCTCCAGGACACGCAGCAGGTCCTGCTGCTCGGGGTGAAAACTCACAGATTCTGGTTCCGCCAAGACCCGCATCACATATCGGCCCCACTGCTCGGCCATCGCCTCAGCGATACCGATATAGGTCCGGCTACGGTCCTTCCAGCGGTCAGGGCCTGGCGCCATGTAATGCACGACCGGAGAACGTCCATCGACGATATGGCTCGGCTCCAGAAGCGGCAGGTTCTGCAACCAGAGGTGCGTTTCCTTGCGCTCGCCATGTCCGAACATCCAGGGCTGGATGATCTGGTCCGGCTTGCGAATATGGCTGGAGATCACAGACTTGGGGTTCTCCAGCGCCTTGAATCGAATAGGCGCCGACAGCAGGATACGAACGAACTCCAGGGCACGTGCCTGACGACCGTCAGCAATCTTCTCGGGAAACCAGCGGGCACCCGAGGTAGCCAGGTCAGTGCAGGGCGGATGGGCAATCAGCAGATCCCACCCCCAGTCCAGCATTTCCAGGACATCCCCCTGGACGTGTTCCCCTTCGGTTTCCGAAGGCAGCAGATCGCAGCTCACGGCGTAAAAACCAACCCGGGCCAGTGCATCGCGGACACGCCCGGAGAACTCGCAGGCAATCAGTGCGGTTGGCTGTCTCATAAGGCAGTCACTCCAGGACGAAAGGTTTGTGCAGTCGAACGCCGGGCGTGGGTTTCCCGCTGTCGTACACAACGTGCCAGTACTTCGGCGGACGCCGGGACGGATCGTGTTTCGCGCAGAAGGAACGGGGACGGCAGAGCCAGCGGCCACCTTCCAGATAGGGCAGCCCAGGGGGCCGGCAGTCCGGACACAACGACGGGCTGTGCAATGGGATGGCCTGCCTTGCGGACCAGCACACAGAGCAGGCGCAGTCCGGGGCGTGGGTTTGGCGCAAGTAATTCGGAGACGACATGGTCAGCTTCCTCCTTATCTTGGCGAGCACGGCCCCAGGCGAGAGCTTCAACCCGCAGGTCGGTCAGATAGGATTCTTCCGGTTGGGAGAGGTAGCCGGCGTCCATGAGGCCATCGATCAGCATCAGGGCGCGGTCGAAGGGTTCGCTAGGGTGCTCTGCCGTTTGCAGCAGATAGCCTTCCAAGAAGGTCAGCAGCGCATAGACAGGGTTGCTCGACAGAGCGCGAGCTACCTCAACGCCTTCAAAGCTCTGCTCAACACGGAAGACCAGTTCGGCATTCAGGGAACGCATAGAGGCCTTAGCAGCCTGTTCAACCCGAGCGCGAAGGGCTAGAGGCATACGGAGCTTGAATTGCGGATCGGTGCGGCTCATGCCGTCCACTCCTGTTCCAACAGCCAGTTGCGAAGCAGCGCGCTATTCACCATGCGCAGCTTTCCGAGCTTCACGGACGGCAGCACGCCCCGGTAAACCCAAGCGCGGGCGGTGCCATAGCTAATGCCGTTGCGTTCCGCCCACCGTTCGATGGACTCCACATCCTGTTGCGGCCCTATCAGGGCGCTGGGGTTAAGCTCTTCCAGTTCCATGCTCATTCCGTCACTATTCGTCGCTATGCGTGCCGGTATGCATTTATGCATCCACGCTGACGAAATATTCGTCATTGACTGCAATACTAATGGCGAATATTTCGTCTGACAAATATTTCGTCAGATATTTATAGAGCTTTTTGGAATGATCGAAGAGCGACTTAGAACACTTGTGCGCTATCTTGGCGCCGCAAGGCTTGCAGAAGCGTCCGCGATAAAGAATCGCCGCCGCTGGCAAACAGTTGCGACCGATCTAAAGGTGAAGACCAGAATTGAGGACTTGGAGGAGTTGCTAAAAGCGTTCCCTCAATACGAACTCTGGTTGTGGAAGGGCGAGGTCGACCCTGCACATGGACAGGTGGCACCAGGCTATGAGGAGGCAAATGCCAAATTAACCAAACCCAGCGCGGGATAGAGCTAACCAGAAAGGTGGCACTGCGCTGGTTCAGCAAAGGACAGAGTTGAAGGCGGCGATCCAACCAACAACGATTGCCGTACACTCCACTCAGCTACAGAGCACTGTTTATTTAAACAGTTCTTGCTATGCGTTTTGATATCCGCCGCATGCGTCGCTATGGCGAATCCTGGGCCATACCGACTTCGATAAGGCCCAGCGCCCAGGAGACGTGTGGGTGAGGATGGCCTCAACCTCACCACCCAACCGCCCTACCCTCATCACCGAAATCCTCAAAACCAGCCCCGGCGAATCGATACTACCGTCGCTGCACGACGTACAGATTCACGGCATGGCAACCAACGTACTAGTCATCACCGGCATCAAGTACATCGACGGCGTGGCCTATCGCAGTCCTAGCATTGCCGAGTGACGCCCCCCCCTTCCCTCCCCCCTCAGAAAGTAGGACTATCTGCTGGCACAATGGTAGCGCAACACGATTCAAAGGACTGAGTGCAGATGAAAGCAGACTGGGAAGACGCCCCGCAGCACCTCAAGCGCAATCGCCAAAGCGCTGGAAAGTGGGTAGTTGCCATTACCATCGGAGCTACCTTCACCGCCCTGGCCGTCTACATGGCCGACTACAAGCTCTCGTTTCCACCCGAGCCACCAATCACTCAAGCGCACCCCGCTGAAAGCTACTCACCGAAATACGAGTTCAACAAGCCTACCGGCCAGCCCGCCACGACGCCGGAGCAACCGTTCTGGGACAACGTAAACGAGCGTAACCGTCAACAGGTCCAACCAAAGCAAACCGTTTACAACAACACCAATTACGTTCCCAAAGGCGCAACAAATGTTGTCGACATGAAAGCCGTGCGCCAATCAGAGGCGTACCGGAATCCCACTGTCGCATCGAGCAAATTGTCCCGCAACAGCATCGAGCAATCAGGTGCATGGGTCGATAAATGGAGCGGCGGCGCTCATTACTACGCAGGTTGGACAATACTCAACAACTACATTGACCACACTTCGGTATGTGCCAACCACAAACGTGGATCAATTGACTACCGTGAGTGTAGAAAAGGGGCGAAGCAGTTTTTCAAAAAAGAATGTAGATATTGGGAAGGCAAATGGAAGAGTAACCGAGAACCCAAAAGCGATCAAATGAAACAACGATATTGCTCTGCTGCAAGTAGCTTCAGCCCTATGGGTTAGCGAGTTTTTCCACATCACCTAAATCAACCTTTGCGGCAGCGAATTAATATAAAATCTAACAAAAACTCAAGCTTTGAACATACCCTAACCAGAGGAAAATATGGAAAAGTACGTAGCACCAGTTGATAACACCGAATTAATAGCAAGATGGTTAAAGCGAGCCAGGGAGTCTCAACTAGGGCATTATGCAATGGTTGACAACCAGTCTAGAAAGCATGTCACTCTTGGATTGATTACAATATCTATTACCGCTCTCCTTGGTGTGACCAATGTAGTTCCTGGTCTACCACACCCAATAACAATTTGGCTCGGCCTGCTTGCTCTGGTGGCGTCTTTTATATCCGCAGTGCAGACCTTCTTCAAATTTGAAGAGAGCGCCAATTCACATCGTTTAGCTGCAATTGAATACGGAAAAATCAGGCGTAACTTAGAAACTGCAATTGCCTCGGGAGAAAACTCAACCGAATTTATTAATGAAATCCGACTTAAGCTAGACGAACTGGCCGCCAGCAGCCCAAATGTATCCAAAAAATTCCATGTAGAAGCTAAAGAAAAGGCTAACCAATAATGCCCAGCATATTTCAAGACCTTAATTTTAAGAGAATAATCCTCCATAACGTTCATAAACCAAATGAAAAAGGCGCTGTAAAGCCCACAATTAGCACAGCATTAACAACCCTGGCACCAGCTGGCCGTGAAAAACTGGAGCAGAGAATTAGCTCAGTTCTAGGTAGTGGTTCCAGCTCTCTAGAAATGGATATCGCTGATACTTCGAGCGGCTCATGCTACGAAATCGCCAGACAGTTAATCGGAGCTACGGAGTCACAGTTTATTAACGACTCGGCGGAGGTTGCAAAACTACATACAAAAATCCACACAAGTAGACAGTGGCCGGATGGAACTCTTGTAATTATATCTGGAACAATCGACACAGACAAAAAACGATGCATAATAATAATTAAAGCAGAACAGCAATTCGGATTCACTGAAACTCTAAAAAAAGGAAAGATAGTTCTTGATTACCTAGAAAACCTAATCCTTACACCACAAGCGAAACTATATAAAATTGGCGTATTCTACGAATCCACGCCTCAGAAGAGGGGAGTTCCCGCAAAGCTTCTTGCACATGTTTTTGATAGCAACATCAAGGCAAACGATGATCGCCAAGCTGCTCGCTACTTCTATGCTAATTTTTTGGGATTAAAAATACCCAGCAATGCCGTACAGAGAACTAGAGACTTCTATGACCTTACCACTTACTTTATTTCCACACTGAAAGTGGACGATGAGAAAAAACTAGATCTACAACAGGCTCTTTATACATACTTGAAAGTTGACAACCGACAAACAATAGAAGTCAGCGAATTTGCAACGGATTACCTAGACAAGGATATACGCGATGACTATGCTTATTACATGAAGAGGAAATCATTTCCTGACAGCGCGGTAGCAAAAGATACTAAACTAATCAATCGAAAGCTTTCAAGAAGGAAGCTAACTTTTAGTGGAGACGTAAAGCTAACTGCACCTTCAGCCAAGTTCTCAGAGCTTGTCGAAATAACTGAAACCACTGACACCCATACAATCCTTAAAATAGTAGGAAAGTTGATAGGCCAAGAATAGTGGACGAGAAAGAGTATCTATTAAAATATAGATCGGAAATCCCCTTTCTTAAAGCATGGGGAAATTATCTCGTCAAAAATATAAACAATCTTATCCAGAACAAGTACGGCAAGGAGGCTTATTCAAACTGGATAAAAATACCTCCTTCCGTACGTATAAAGGAGGAAGACTCACTCATACTAAAAGCTTTCCTTCGCAACAAAGGATGGTTCCGAAATATCTACGACGACATTACCGACAAAATTGGAATTCGGTATGTTGTTGGACTCACCGATCAGGTCGAGATAATATCCAGTTTAATCTGTAACTCTGAATTGTGGATCTGCACTCAAAGCAGAGAGTTCAACGACTGGGTAACTTCCGATCCAAGAATATTTGATTACCAGTCCGTCCATTTAATATTAACCAGCCATAAGGAAATATGCTTTGACGGGACAAAAATCCCTTCTGGCACGAACTGCGAACTCCAGATCAGGACGTTGCTGCAACACGCATATGCGGAGCTAAGTCATGACACCCTATATAAGACAAGCATAACAAATCAGCCGGAGGTGCACCGACTATTCGCTAAAAGCATGGCATTGATGGAAACGACAGATGACATGCTGCTAAGAGCAAAAACCAAGTCAGAAGAAGTTGCAGCAACATTACTTAAATGGAAGCAAAGAGTATACAGCCTAAACAAAACACATCTTCCCAGCTTGGACTTCAATGCGACAGAAAGAGAAGATGACTATCTACTAGATAAAATCCGAGAAATTCTTTCTGAGGACCTCGCTGAAGACTTTTCAAAATTCATAGCAAATAACCGAGATCTTTTGAGCCGAAAAATAAAGGCTAGACAAGAGTCAAATGGCGCATTTCGACTAAACTCTATCTCCCTTATATATTTTCTATCCGATAGAAAACGCGTACTACTTCCCGACTACTTCCCTCATGATATATCTATTCTCGAAAAAACATATAGCGACCTTGGAATATCTCCACCCTGGACTTCAAAGTAGAACTTTAAGCGCATTCCAACTTAAGCATCAACCAAGTGTCGAAAACATGTCGAAATGAATGGCACGAAGAGCTACGGAGTGAACATCTAAACAGCGAGAACAGTGGCATTGGAACGTATCGGAACGCTTCAAAACCCTGTTTTAGAGGGTTCGA